ATTGTCAATACGAGAGAAGTTGCACGTGCCCGAGGGTTGGTGCTGTTCAGGTTGAAGAGCAAAGGAATAAACGTTGATACCAGTGGCGGGGATGTTGGTGTGGCACTGGTAGGGCTGGACAAGGTTAAAGTAAGATCCAAGACGCTCGGAGAAACGATCGTGACCGTTGAGCTGAAGCTTGGCACGAACGACGGGGTTACGACCGGCGCGCTGGGGAGCAAGACCGGCGTGGTCAGCACCACCGGCAGCCTCGTTGTAATCGGAGAAGTTGACGGGGGCGTTGTTGTTGGTTCCTGCACCACCACCCTGGGGAAGCTGGGAAACACCAACCTCGGGTGTAGTCTGCCAAGCCTCACCCTGAGGACCGTAGATCTTGTCTACGAGCTGGGCAGGGAAGCTGACAGCGGAATAACCGGACTCAACGTTGGTACGAAGAGCGGCATAGGGGTCAAGGAGACCGTTGGACTGAATCTTGCCGTGAGTATCGTTGTCGAAGTCATCAGTGTAGTTATTCCACTGGTTCATTCCGAGCTGGATAACGGAGTCACGCTGAATGACCCAGATGAGTTCCTTAACGGGGTGGTTAAAGTTCAATTTGACCTTAATATTCTGAGAAGTTATCGACTCATCGCCCGTGAATTGGAGTTGCTCAATAAGATACTCATGAGAGACTTGCGCGAAACGCCTTCTTTCATCAGTATCAAGGTAGATGTAATCTACATAAAGAGAAGCAGCCTCAAGAGAGGGGACGCAAAAGAGGGAATCAGACTTGGAGTCGATGTTGATTCCGCAGTTTCCGAGGGAATCGGCAGTGACGTAGCACTCGTTCTTCTGGCGGAACTCAAGAATGACTTTGACCTCGTGGTATTGCACCTTAAATACCCCACCTTTCGGTGTATTTACATACAGAAGCCGAGGTTTAATACCTCTGTATGTTTTCGGGAGTGGACTATATCTTAAGCTTTTTATAAATAAAAAACCCATTACCATTTAGTCTCTGAACCTTTCCCATAGTTTTACAAACCTTAGGGACTTGGCTGCTGATTGCCCATTTCAGAAAAATCCGAAGATCTTTTCTCATTCGATTGCACTTTTACCATACCTGAGTTTTTTCTCAGCCAGGAAAAATTTTCATTTATCCTTTGGTAGCATATCGACTTTAGGGGTTTCCAGCAATTTGGAAATGTCGCACGAATTATCGCACTAACACCTGCGGTAGTTTTATGTTAGAACCGCTAACCTATTTTCCCTTTCTTTATTCTAAATTTCAGAAAGGAGTGGTGTTTTTCAGCCCAGCATTTTAGGCAATCAGAGGAAGAGACAGACCGGGGTTCCTGCAGAACCAGAACTGAAAGGGAACATAGAGAGTAGTTGCCTCAGCCTTCTCGAGGGCAGTACCAGTAAGAGCGAAGGTATTGCCAACCATATTATCATAACCTATCTGGTGTCCGGGCTCTTGGGTAAGCTCGTTCCAGATGTTCAGCCAATCACCGTAATGTTTGTCGCATAGATGATTGAAAATTATACCTTTGGTTTCCCAAAGGATTAGACTATATCTTAAGCCTTTTATAAATAAAAGACCCATTACCATTTAGTCGTTGAACCTTCCCCATTTTCTATTATTAGAAGTTAGGGGCTTGGCTGCGGATTGCCCATTTCAGAAGATTTTTAAAATTTTCTTCATCCGTGGAATTTTTACCATACCGGAGTTCTACTCTCCGCCACATACTACTTTCGAGGTATGCTTGGTATCCTGGAACGGTTTTAGGGGGTTCCCGCAATTTGGCAATGTTGCACAGTTGTTACCAACTATACTAACGTGTGTAAATCCTTTTTTTTGGCAGTGGTCTATTGCCAGGAAGACGATTACTAAAGGGTTTTTTGTTTAGGATTCTTCGTCTTAGAACCTAAACCCTCACGTTTTTCAGCACCGACAGTTAATGCGCTGACCACCGATCTCGATCTCGACGTTGCGGATGAGAATGTGTCCGATGTAATTGACCCAACGAAAGCAGAATGATTTATCAGCAGTGGTAGCGGTGGGGCATTCAACAAGGGGAAGAGTAACCTGAAGGTAAACACGGTTAATAAGATCACCATTACGAGAAATGGTGCAAGTAACACGTTTGCCGAAGTCAGCAGTTCCGTTAAAGGTTTGCTCAATGGATTCAATAGAGAAGTTGGTGTGACGGCGGTAAACGACCTTAAAGAAAGTGATTTGGGGGTTTCCAGTTAAGTAGACATCCTGGGCGCCATAGGCGACGAGTTGCATAAGTCCTCCAGACATTTATATTCTTAACAAAGAAAAAAATTTTTTCAGAAACGCATTTAATTTCTGAAAAAATAAATAACTCTAAAGCTTCAATTATATAATAGAAAAAAATATTGTTATAATTAGCTAGTTTAACTAATATTTTTACAATATAAAAATTTAAATTATTGTCTACTCACTCTTTTCTATGCTCTCTTTTCGCACCAATTTTTTAATGTATTCATTTTGCTCCGTTTCGCCAAATTTCATATATTTCCTTATTTTTGCCTCATTTTTAATAATTTTCAAAAAAACGCGGAAATAATCTCCTAATATTTTTATTAATACTTCATTCCAATATGTATCATCTTTATCTACATTGTTTATCTTCATTGTCCCCCCACTATTCTGCAAAAACTCCACTAATTCTGCTTTAGGCAATCCATATACATGTAAATATGTTTGCACTTGTAGCCACTCATATTCCCGGACTTCATCGAATAATTTATAAATTCTATTTTTAATCTCAATCACGGTTCCATCCATCTTCATCCCATCCAATTTACTAATGACCCACAATTCCACACCATCTATTATAAGAATTTTCTTGCTGCGTTGATCTATTTTTGTAATTATTTCTAATTTGTATTTCTCTCTATAGAAATCCAATGCATTAACTTCTCGAATTGTCCCAAATTTTTTATTAGTGTATCCTTCCACTATTTTGCGAACATCTTTTTTATCTTCTTCTGGAAGAGTGCTTGAATTTTCCAATGATTTTATTAAAACTTCGCGGTCTTTCTGCATCATTTCGGGGGATTTATTATTATTACAAATTGTATCTATTTCAACTAATAGCTTTTTATTCTCTATTTTCTCTCCAATCTTCTGTATCTTTTCACTATCTCCAAACGTTTTTCCAACTTTATAGTATTTTTCATAAAGATAATTAAAAATCCTGCTTGCTGGAATATGTGGATTTTTGCCAATAAATGCGGCAAGATTGCTACTATATAAAAATATTTTTTGGCTCATTTTGTTTTGTATATTATCCATATTATTTTATATTTAAGTTCTCAATCTCTAAATTCGATTCAATAAATTTTTTCAAATAGTCGTCTAGGAATACTTCCTTTGTATAATTCGCTTTTTCCAGAGATTTCTTGAATTCAAATTTTCCCTCTGCCAACATTTTCACACTCCAACCCGTTTTTAATGCATTGTATATAAATATCATTTTCTGCAATTCCAAGGCATTCATTTATTAAAAATAACTTAAAAAAAAGTAAATATAAACTAATATGTTTAAACAAAAAAATAAGAAAATCATTCAATGTAATTCCCGGATCACTCTAGATGCTAAACATAATGAAATTATTAAAAATTTCAAGGAAGAACAAAAAAATATAAAAAAATATTATCTTGAGCTAAAATTGGAAGAGGAGAAATTGGACAAAATACAAAAAAATGACAGTATTGCATTAAATCCAGAAGATTTAACTGCTATTTTCTCAATTCAAAACAATATCGATGAGCTAAAAGAAAAAATAAAGAATATAGAATTGCAATCTAAAGAGACCGACTACTTTATCAAAACTGGGAATATTCTTTATGAATACTACAATGAAATGGATGATGTTGCAAAACAAGAGGATGATTCTCCACCTCCTAAAAAGAAGGAGAAGAAGGAAAAAAATAAGATTGTAATTGGTGATAATGAGCCAAAAATTAGCTCTTTTTTTGGAATAGCTCAGAAGTTTGAAGAAAAAGAGGTTGAAGAAAATAATGAAGGGAAGAGAGTTTTGAAGATGAATGATTTTGTGCAAATGGGCACCAACATTGACAGAGCCTCTAAATTAGATGCTTATCTTTCTAAAATCGATAAATCCTATGGAATTCGGGGAAAAGTCCATAATAAAATCGATTTTTGCAAAAAATGCAAAGTGAATTACAATAAAGATTATGAGCTAATTGTGAATCACATAGAGGGATTTATGAGTTGTCTAAAATGTGGTCATATGGAATATGTCATTATTGAATCGGATAAGCCAAACTATAAAGATCCTCCCCCTGAGGCTACCTATTTTGCATATAAACGCACTAACCACTTAAATGAAATTCTGAATCAGATTCAAGCTAAGGAATCAACGGATATACCTGATGAAGTCTTAGATGCGGTTAGAGAAGAGATCCGGAAAGAGCGCATTAAGGATTTAACAAAATTAACAAATAAGCAAATCCGGTATTACTTGCGCAAATTAAATTTGAATAAATATTATGAGCATATAGCACATATTATCAACCGTTTGAACGGATTACCGCCGCCAATTATTACGAAGGATATAGAGGATAAAATCAGAATTATGTTTTCAGCGGTGAATAGTGCATGGGGTGAAATTCCTAAGAAACCTAAGAAAAACTTCCCGAATTATAATTATGTTCTTTTTAAATTTGTGGAATTGTTGGATAGAGATGAATATAAGGCTTTATTTCCTTTGTTGAAGAGTCGAGACAAAATTGTTTCACATGATGTTATTTGGAAAGAAATTTGTGAGAAATTGGGCTGGGAGTTTTTGAGGACAATTTAGGTGGTGGATGTTGAGATGATTATAATTATAAATAAAAATTTTCAGGATAAGAAAACTGTTTTGATACCAGGACCGGAAAAATGCGAAACAATCTGTTCCACATTTTTGCATTGTGCAAATTGAAAAAATTTCCGACAGTGTGGGCATTTAAGTGGGGAAATTTGTGGGAGACATACACCACATATTACATGTCCACATGGTAATATTTTCAAATGCTGGCATAACACTAAAGGCTCCATACAACACACACAAGTTGCGACTTGTATTTCTTTGTCAAATGCAATCAGCTTTTTCACAATATTCTTCGATTGAATAATACAGCTTATCGCCTTCATTTTTTCCAAAGCTTGAATTGTATGATTTCGTTTGATTGCGGAAACAAGCAAAGATGCTGCATTTTTCAGCATCAATGTCTGGTATCTCTTCCTTTCATGGATTCGGATAAATCTCGATTGAACAATGCTTCCCGCTTTAAGCTTTTGCAAAGCTTGCAAATCTTGAATGGCGTGATTTCGTTTGATTGTGGAAACAGGTAAAGATGCTGCATTTATTTTTGGCAATTTTGACCGAATGATGCTGTAAAAAACTTGTTCTTTCATCGGATTTAGTAGAAACGAATTTTTTAAACCTAATCCGTAGACAACAATATGGTCAATTAATGCATGATAGCATCTTACATTACCAGTAATCAATTCACGTTGTAAAAAATGAACTTCCGTTTTTGAAAACCTTAAATCTACTGGAAGTCCGAAAAAATGTGGTCCAGACAAAAAACCATTGTAGTATTTTTTATAGTCTTCTTTGTGTATAGGTTCAAGATTCACGATTGAACCATCTGGATTCAAAAGAAACAGTTTCATATTTGGATCAGTTTTCCAACCGAATTTGGAAACATTCCATGATTCGAACAACATTCCAACAACAATCTTCCCGTTCAAAGTAAAAACTGTCATAGTTGGACCCTGATGATCACAGCAAGTGTGGAATACATCATTACTGAGTCCATGAATCGCACTGTTATACAGCAAAATAGGACTGATATATTCCAATTGAGTTATGCGATTCAAAATATATTCCCAAAATGGTGCACAAATGATTTTGTCAATTACTATTGAAAGTAAAATAGGTAAGAGAAAAATACAAAGAAGGTTAAAAACCACCTTTGTTAATTCATTTTCTGGGAGTCCAAGAGTTCGCACCAAGTAGTAGTTGTCAAAAGACATTTCACGCGTTTCAAGAAGATACCAACTTTAAGTATTTGTTATTTTTGCATCAATTTTTTTAGGTAAGTGGGAGGAAGTTAATTTATATGGACTCCATGCTCATTTAGAAAATTACCAATATTGGAAAGTGATTAGGAATTTGGATTGGAGTAAAAATTCTCCAAATATTTATAAAATATTTATATATCAGAAATTTTGCCCCAATGTGGCAATTGCGGGGCTACAAAAGCATGGGGAAAGCTTACTTTCCCCCAATCTTTAAATAATGAGCCACAAATTGAGCAATTCTTGTTAAAATTGATGGTGAGACCGATTCAATGCAAATACTCATTTGCAACACAACAACTGAGTCAATACTTGCGTGGTAAATTCTAGGTCCACCTGTTATCAACTCACGTTGCCAAAAATGAACTTCTGTGTGTTGTGACCTGAAATCGATTGGTAATCCGCAAATGTGTGGACCACTTAAGCAACCATTATAGTATTGCTTCTGCTCTTTTGAATTTGTGCACTCAAGCTCAGTTGTTGTCCCATCGTTGTGAACAAAAAATTGCTTCAAATCTAGATCAAGATTCCAACCAAAATCCAGAACATTCCATGATTTGTGCAAAATTGCAACTACCGTCTTTCCGTTCAAAGTATAGACCGTCATTGTTGGTCCTTTCTTATCACAGAGTTCGTGAAACTTTAAACTTGAAAATCCATGCTGAGAAGTACTGAATAGCAGCTTGAATAGTCTTGGCTTGAAATAGCCAAGATTATGCATTGTAATGAGAAACTGATGACGATGGAGAGGCTGAGAATTGTTCCACCATTTGTGCATTTGGTAATGACCAGAGCACCCAGCCTCATACAAATAATGACGGAGCACACGTTTTAGTATTGTTTGCATCCAGACTTTGCATTGCCTGCGAGTGATGATAATAAAATCAGTGGGGATGAAGTAAAAAAGACGGATGATCAAAGACACTTGAAAAAAAATTGGGATTCTGAACCCTAATTCATAGCGAAGTTTTGGTGCCAAAAAACTGACAAGTATCCGACTCAGTCGAGGCATTGTATCAGCGGGTACATCTTAAAAATTGCATAAAAAATTGCATCAATTTTTTATATTATATGGACCATTGGGCGGAAACGCGCTTCCTCTCTCCCCCCTCTATGGAGTCTCACTGCCGCGCTTTATCAACAATAAAAATGGCTGACCCTCAAATTCCTGTGGAATAATTATGTATTCTTTTTCGTAAATTGGGATCTGGTCTTTAGGTATTTTTGGGATATTTTCATACCAAAGTGTCGTTCTAACAAACGTAGATATTGGATACTGGATTAGATCATACTTCTTGTAGTACTCTATCCATGCACTATTCACGTTCCTATTCACTACAAATTCGCATGTTGTTTCACTAAAGGGGAGACAACATTTCTCATCACTTAATAAATCCTTGCATCTAACCATAATATACTACTATTAGATTATTTTTATTTTTTCAGAGATAATAGAGAAGGTGGGGGAGTAACTCCCGGCTTCGCTTGTAGTATTAAATACGGAACGCCGTAGAATTCCCTTGGGTATATATTGAAGAATTCCGCATAAATCGGTATTTTATCCGCGGGGATTTTATCAATCGTGTTGAACCAATTTGCCCCAGTTGCGAAAAGGCGGTATTCCAGCAAATCATATTTTGTGTAATATTCTTTCCAAGCGGCTTCTACGTTTAATTGGGTTATTGCCCAGCACCTTTGGGCAGTATATCCCAGGCATCGGGTTGTCGTTTCTGCTAAATTTGTGTATTGAACCATAATATTATAATAGAAGATTATATTTTATCCCGTTGTTTTAGAAGAAGATATGGGACGCCCTGAAATTCCTGACGCAATACTACATATTTAACTTCATATGCCGGGATTTCATCCTCTTTTATTTTTTTGATTGGATTATCAAAGTAGTTTCCAGCAATTGGAACTTGCACAATATCGTGCACTTTGTAAAACTCCCTTTGATGAGCATTTAGATTACATTGCGTAATATTTTCGCAACAATTGCAATATTGAACCATGATATTTATAATATATTTATTTCTGAATATATGTTATATGAAGGAAGAAAAAGAAGATGACCTTTTTAATAGTTCATTCAGAGAATCCATCTATTACATTTTAAAGAATCTCGAATTTTATTCAATTGTTAAATTTGTAAATAAGAATCCAATATCGCTAAAAACGGAGTATTCA